GCGTAGCAGTAGAAGGAAACCGAGACCGGGAGCGTGTACCACTCCTGTTCCACGATGGCCGGGCCGATGCCCGCGCCGGTAAGCACCACGTCCAGCCCGCCCGGAGAGGCAAGGCGCGTCCCCCGCTTGAAATGCTCCACAACGGTTTCCGCCGTGGTCAGGGGTCCGCCCCATCCATCCCCAAGGGGATAGACCACGCTTACCTGAAACACACCGGCATGGCGGTTCAGGCCGTTTTCTCCCAAGGTCGCCTGAAACGGTGTCGCTGGCAGAAAATGAGGCTTCAGGAACGCTTGCCCCGGCTCAGGGGTATAGCCCGTCCCTTCCCAGGCCACAGGCAAGCCCCCGGTCAGGGACGCGAGACGGCCATTGAAGGCTTTCTGTATCTCGCTGAAAACGCTCATATCACTTGAAGGTCAGCTTGAAGCCCTTGCCCTTCCAATCCTCAACCGTCACCCGGATCATGCCGTTCGGCGCTTGCTGGCTATGGCCGTATTCCAGCGGCAGGGCATAGGGGAGCGCGTTGGAAATGTAGATAGGCTGCTTCAAGTCCTGCATAGTCAGATTGTTGAGCTTGGCGGTTTGCTGCATGGCTACCGATGCGGGGTCGGGATAATTGCCGCCCGAAGGTTCGTGCGTGGTGTCGGGCTTTCCGAGACCGATACGCCAGGAGGCGCGGGCGCAACCTGTATCAACCGGCGTCCGGGTCACGATGTCCGTAAACATGCCGATCACGATTTGCTTGACCGCTTCCACCACGGCCCGTTCCGCCTTTTTCCTGAAGGCCGCCACCTGCTGTTCAAATCCCATGTTCACCCCCGAAGTTGAATGGTCCACACGGCTTCCGCCGGATCGGCCTTCACGGACGCAACCGAATAGGTCTGCCCGCCGATCACGAAACGGCCCCGCACGTCCGGTTTGTCCGCAAGAGAGGTCCGGGGAACCAAAAGCTTCCGATCCGTAGCCAGGATGCCCCCGCCCGAAATGTACACTTCCCCCTGGCTGTATCTTGTCAGGACGCCGGAACAGGCATGGTTCGTGTAGGTCGTGACGGTCTGCCCCGTGGCAGGATCAAAGGCCCCTTGAGCGGGTTCCTTGTAGACCGTCGAAACGGTCAGGTCGCCAAGCGCCCCGAACGCGGCCCCCGCCGCCTTGCGTATGGCCGTGGTCAGGCTCATCGGTTCACGCTCACGCTTCCCAGGTTGCCGCGCCGTCCTCCCAGGTGGGAGACCAGGGCAAACACGGTGTCGGGAATGGGCTTGGGCCTGTCCGCCCGGTCAATGTCCATTTCCACGGTGTCCACCTTGATACGGCTGAAGCCCCCGGTTTCTGGCAGAGCCGCGAGGTCCGAACCGAGCAGAAGCAAGGCAAGCTCGCATTGGGCGTCCTGCACGGCCTGGGGAACCGTGTCGGCGTCGATGTCCGGGAAGCCCAGGCGGGGCCATTCCAGGCTTTGCCCGGCCTCGGCCTTGGCGTACTTCCAGACTATGCGTCCGTCCAGCATCCGGCAGGCCGTGAGAAGCGCCTTTTGCCGATCCGCTTCCACGGCCCCGGTCCAGGTCTCGGAGTGCAGGCGGTTCCCGAAGTAGGCCGTAGCCTCGGCTTCGGAAACGTAGCTGTTCGTTCCTTTGGTCACGGTGGGCATGGGCTACCGCCTCTTGACCGGGGCCTTGCGCTGCTTGGGCTTGTCTTCAGGCTGGGGAAGCTCATAGCCCCCGGAGGCGAGGCTTTCCCGCGCATCCACGGGTTCCATTGCCTCAAGCTTTCCGGTTTCCTTGTTTCGCAGGTAAATCTTGTTCATTTCAGGTCTCCTTTCGGAAAGGGGCGGGTTGCCCCGCCCCGTTGCCGTTAGTTGCCGATCCAGGCCGTGAAGTTGATCCCGGTAGCCACAGTGCCGGAAACCGTGGTGTACGCCCGGACGTACCGGAACACGGTTCCGCCCTTCTCGTTTCTAAAGGGCAGGACGTACCGGCCCGTTTCGCTGTCCTGGTTGCCGCCCACCACTTCAGCGGCCCCAAGGTTCAGCACGGCCAGTTCTTCAATGACCGGGCTTCCGGTGGAGAAGTCCGCCGTGTCGCTGCCCTGGATGGCGACGGCGTAAAGCTCGTCATCATCGGCAATCTCGATGGCGGAAACGTCGATGTAGAGCTTTCCCTCCACAAGGCCGTCCCCCAGGTCCAGAACGGCGGCTTCCCCGCCCACCGTGGCGGCGGCGGAAGCGGCCACAAGCCCGGCGTCCTTCAACACAAGCTGGCTATCGTACATGCTTTCCTTCATGGTTCTTGCTCCTTAGGCGTTCTTGATGCCGCGAAGGCGGGCGGCGGCGCGGGGATGGAACACGGCCATGCCGCAAATCCATTCAATCAAGGTCCGGTAGGCGGTCCCGCCGGAATAGAGCCCCATATCCAGCACGTCCATGCCGCCGCACTGAAGGCCGGAAACCCATTCCTTGACGCCGAAGCGCACGGCATAGATGGAGGTACAAACCGAAGAGCCCCCGCCGGGAGCGGCTTCGGCAAAGCTCAGGATGGCCGCGCCGGTCTCGTCATCCTCGATCACGGCCATAGGAACGCCCGCGTAGCTGGAAAGCTGGCGTCCGAAAGCGTCCGAAACGGTCTCGGTAGCCTGCCCGGCGGCGCGAATGAGCTTGTTCACCTTGCGGCGCATGGTCTTGTTCATGAACAGCACGTCCGGGCCGCCCTGCACCGCGTCAATGAGTTCGTCCAGCTTGTCCAAGGTCAGGGTGTCGCCCCCGGAGGTGCTGCCCATGTCAATGAGCTGGTCCCCGGTCAGGCGCACCTGAAGGCCGTCGAATTCCTTGGGGCTCGACTCGGAATCGCCCTTGAAGAACGTCTTCGTGAACCGCAGGGCGGCGGCCTTGGCCTTCAGGCCGTCATGAATGGCCCGCAGGCTGTTCTTGTTCCCCTGCGTCTTCACAAGGGCGCGGTCCACGTCCGACACGCCGCCCAGGATGGACAGGGTTTCCGTCACCGGGTTGATGGTCCCCGTGGACTCCGAGTAGGTCTCCCCGATCCCACGGAAGGCGATGCCCGGCAGGGCCTCTTCCTGGTTGTACTTGTAGGAATCCGAAGAGACCGGCAGGAACGGCAGACGTTCCAGCACGGCGGAGGTACGGGGAAACACTTCGATCACGCCACGCTGAAGGGGCGTTTCCGCGAGCTTCGCGGCTTCAACCAAAGTCAGGCTCATTGTTTTGCTCCGTTACTTGTATCCCGCCTCGCGCATCTGAAGCGGGCTCATTGCGTCATAGTTGGGGGGCTTCTTTCCGCCCCCGGCCTTGTCCGAATCAGGCCCGTGGCTTTCCCTCGGGGCGAACAAGCCTTTCTTGGATGCCGAGCGAAGCCACTTGATGCGTTCCGCCGGGGGCAGGTCGGGAACCAAGTCCCGCATGTCCTCGGGGATGTCCTCAAGCAGTTCGTCCACCACGCCGGAAAGGGTCTCTTCCGCCGCCTTGCGCTTCTGGTTCACTTCATCAAAGCGGCTCTTGGGAATCATGTTCTCGCGGTTGTCGGGCGCGTTTCCGTTGCCGTTGGTCTGGGCCTCTTCCTGTGCGCCGTTTTCGGGGGCGTTCCCGTGCTGTGCACTCAAGTGCAACCTCCTGATAACGCTAGGATTTGCGAAAAAATTTGCTTGACAATTCTCTGACCGCCACCTATATTTTCCACACATCGTGCCCATGCGCGGCAAGCCACTGCATCGCAAGGCCCGCCCCGGCATGGCTCGGCACGGCAATCCACGGGAACCCCGCTTCGGCGGGGTTCATTTTTTTAATAATCCCCACCTCTAAGCTCCTCTCGCTCAGCCTGGATAGACAGAAGATAGGCAAGGGCATCCTCGCGGGTCTGAAGGTCCGGGTTACGCGCAAGGGCCACGTCCACCGGGCTGATGATCCCCATTTCAAGCAGACGCTCCCACCGGGAGACCTGATCGAGCGGGGACATGGCGGGCTTGGGCTCGAAGAAGTCGATCTGAAGGCTTGCTCCCTTGGACAGGGGCTTGCCGGGGTTGTGGTGGTTCCACACGGCGCGGATCACGCCGAAAAGCTGTTTTTCGTAGCGGCGGAACAAGGCCACGTCATCCTTGCGAAGCTCCTGAAGCTCTTCGTTGTCCGCCAGCTTGGACACGCCGCTTTGCTCCTGGGGTTCCGTGCTCAGACTCGCGGCGCTCAGGCCGTTCGTCACCGCAGCCCACTTCAAGAGCTTGTCGATTGCGGCAAGGGTCTCCTCGATCTTGGCTTCCGTGTCGGCAAAGCCGAGTTCCCCGTTTTCCGGCAGTTCCACGAAGCTGCCGGGGTCCACCGCGTCTATGCCCTCGCCCTCCCGGCCCCGGATGTAGCCCACGCCGAACGCCTGAAAGCGAAGGACATGCAAGAGGTCCACAAGCCGTTCGTTGATTGCATCCTGAACCGAAACGAGGTCATCCCCGCCGGGAAGCCAGAAATCGGAAGTCGGGGCGTAGTCGAACAGGGGAACGAAGGGAATCCTGCCGTAGGGGTTCGGCCCGCCGTCGATCTCCCCGCCCCGGTAGTCCAGCTTGCGCCACGTCTCCGGGGTCCACACGGAATAGGTCACGTCTTCCATGCGCTCGGACGGGCCGTAGTTCGTGACCATGACCTGAACCACGTCTTCCGGCCCGTTGCCGGTCTGCACGTCCAGAATGTCCGGGGTCACAAGGTCCAGGTCGATCATGCCTCCGCGCCACA